ATTAACAATAACACCACTTCCTATAGAAGCTGTGCCTGTTACATTACCTGTACCATCAAAAGATGCTGAAGTCCAAGTAACATCACCTGTCATACCTATTGTACGACCTGTAGCTAAAGCTGTAGCTGTATCTGCGTTACCTGTAACTGAACCTGTAACATTACCTGTTACATTACCTATAAACGTTGTAGCTGTAACTGTGCCAGTTGTAGTAATAGACGGCATGTTTGCAGCTATGTTTGTTAGTGTAACTTTAAAGTTATCCCCATCGTAAGCTGTAGCAAATATAGACTCACTATTGGGGGTAATAACTTCTGTTAATTCTGAAAATTTCTTATTTGCCATTTATGTCCATGTGGTTGCTGTTGTCGATTGTACTGTCCAATCATCAACTGTTAATACTGGTATGTTTTCTTGCTCAAAAATAATATTGTTTTCTGTTGCAAAAAAGAACAAATCATCTTCTGTTTTAAAAAAAAATGTTCCCTCTAGTTCCCAGTTGGTACTAGTTGTAGATTGTTCTGCCCAAACTGTCATTAATATAATCCGTAATCAACTCTTGTTGTAGGAGCTACACCTGAGTGTCTATCTCTTTCATTAGAGTCTATTATATCTTTCTTTGCTCTATCATAGAAACTAGCCCATGTTTGAATTCGTTTATCGTTTTGTAAATAAGGTTCTGCTTCTACTAATGAGCCATATAAATAAATATCAGGATGGTTAGTTAGCATCTCGTTAGTAGGCGCTGAATCTGATAAGGCAGTAAAGTGTTTAAAATATAATATTTCTATTTCATATGCGCTATCAGGTATTGGTCTTAATTGTATATCATCACCTATAATACTATATGCTCTTGGTTTACCTTTCATACTTCCTGCATATATCCTGTCCATTTGTTCAGGTGTTAAATATTCTAAAGATGTTTTAGGGTCAGTGTTTAATTGTATATTACGCATAGCAACATATTGGTCTGGCAATGTATAATACTCAGTATCAGCTATAGTGTTTGCTGTAACTCTTGTTTCCATTCTTCTAAGTTTAAAATCTCTTTTATGTCTAGCTTCTGCTAGTGTAATAAAGTCAGAAATAGAATCAGTTAAATCTGTTCTATCTAACCAGTCAGCGATAGCTGATTTAAGTTCTGAGTAATTCGATATTGCCATTATATGCGCCTATTGGTTGTCTTTAGATACCTGTAATCAGGACTGTTTAATAATTTTTTTACTGCTTGTGCGTGGTCTTTTTTATATACATCAACCCCAAATAGTCTTTTCCATTCATAAACTACAGTCATAGGTATACGAGCAGAGAGTCTAAACTCGTCTCGTATACTATGGTCTTCATTTTGAAGTTTTTTATTTTGGTCTAAAAGGGGTTGTATATTTTCGATGTGTTCTATAGCAAACTCACCAGTAGGTTCATGGTAATGAAATGTTTGACCATTGCCTATCTTTCTTCTCATTCGCTTAACTCATCTATATAAATGTTACCTGTTCCACTTGCAAGTATTGCAGCTACTTTCATACCACCGTCAATCTTAAATACTTCAGGGTCATATGCACCAAGTATTGTTGTACTTGTTGTTGCTGTTGGTGATGCACCAAAAGCTATATGCACTCCATCTGTATCAGATACAATTCTAACATATTCAGTATTTGCATCAGTAGCTGTAGATTGTTGAGATGTAGCAGTAACACCTCTTACGATAGTATTTGTTACTCTCATTCTTGACATGCTTATCTCCTAACTACAAATGTTACTAATAATTTAGCTGTTCCTGTAGAGCCACCATCTGTTATCATTTCGATAGTTCCATTTTCTTCAACTCTATTAGCTGCTGTTGGTTCTGCTGAATCTACATCACCTGCTGCTGAACCTGAGTGAGCAACTGTTATGCCACCACCAGTAATAGCTGTACCACCAATTTCAAAAGAAACTGCAGCATTACCACCACTAATAGCACCTTGTAGTGCAGATATAATTTTAATTACTCGTCCACCGTCAGGCACTGGTACGAATGTACTAGATGCAGTAGATACGTCTTCTATCTCTGCTGTTACAAAATAATCGTTTAATGTTCTCATTAAAGTCTCCTTATATTAATAACCCTCGTTCCGAAGCGATACGTTCTTCAAGGTCATTATTAATCAGTATCTTGGGTGGGGTAGGAAAATGAAGTAAAACCTACCCCTTACAACGGGTTGTTGTATATTTTTTATGAAGTTGTCAAGTCAGCAATAGTAGCTGAAGATGCTTCGTTTTTAGCAACGAGTGTCCACTCAGCGAGTAGTAAACGTTTCTCAGCATCACCAGTTTTTGCTAGTTCTTGTGTTTGGAAAGGTCTTAAGAAACCAGTCGCAAACATTTCTGTATCAACTACTAACGCACTTCTACCTGAAGAACGTAGGAATCTATCAGCAACAACTCTAACTTCACCGAAGTCAGAAACATAAACATCAATAGTAGCTACTAAACTTCTATCTTCTGCCATGTCCATACGAGTTGAGTTACCAGTAAATCCTGATACTTTTTGTTTGTTGAATGAACCAACAATTAGTAGGTCAGGGTCACCACCGTTATCAAAGCAAGACTTAAGCTCACCTTTCAAGATAGCTTCTGTAAGAACCCTTTGTGTACCGTCTGTGACAGCACCACTAGAGTTAGAACCACCTGCACCATAACTGTTGTTTGTTTCTGTCCATGATTCAAAACCTTTAGATTTACGAGCAGATGCACCGTTACCTGAACCTGCACTTGCGTCTGTTTTACCTGTAAGGTCTAGTTCCATGTCTCTTTTAAGTTCTTTACCTGCTTTAGCAATTTGGTAAGCAAGTTCAGAATTTCTTCCTGCGTTGTCTACTGCTTCTTGTGTGCCTGAAACCATAACAGGTTTGTACGAAATCTGTGTATAGTTGAACACTCTTGAAGTAGCAGATAATGCAGCGCTTGGAGAGTCATCACCCTCGATTTGAGCATTAGATGCAGCAGCTGCTAAGCTGTCTGTTTGCCATTCATGCTTTACAGCACTAGCAGCGCCAGTACCGATTGAAGACATAAATGGTGTATCTGTTGGAGAAATGTCATAGATTACATTTTGTAAGTCTTCACGACCACCAACGGCATCAAATGTTTCAAATGTATTTGATAGTTGTGCCATTATTTACACCTCTGTGTTTAAGTTAATTAATAAAACTAGCCAAGCATAGATTCAATATACTTTGCAGCATCATTGACTCTGCCTGATTTTCTAGCTTTGGATTTTAATTGCTTAACACGTTCAGATTTAACCTCACCTTTAGAAGTAGATGTTCCAGGTTTTTGTACTTTAGGTACTACCTTTTTCTTTTTATTTGCAATCTTTGCATTTAAAAGATTTTCATACTTCATTGCATCGTGAAGAACTTGTATGCTTCTTGCATCTATTAACATACTTATTTCCTGTTCAGAAAAACCTTTAGCCATAGCATAATTTTTTATGTCTGACTTTAGTTTAGTTCCCTTTTCAGGGTCATTCCATTCAGGTAATTTTTCAGTTAATATTTTTAACTGTTCTTCTCTTTGTTGCATTAACTTACTTTGCATTTCTTTTTGCTCTGCTTCTTGTGCTTTCGCTTTTTGATTTGCAATTTTTATTTTATTTTCTTCCAAATCACGCAGTGCATCTTTACGTTGCATGTAAGCTAGTGGGTCTTCTTCCTTGAGTTTTTCCAAATCTTGTGACTTAAGTTGAGCTATCTCATAGTCTGTAGATTCTTCCAACTGCTCAAGTGCCTGTGTGTATCGCTGTCTTTCTTGTTGAGTCGCAGTAAGCTCATCTTCTACTTTTTTGCGTTGCTCAGACAATACTTGAGTTTTTTGTATGTAATCAGAAGTTCTGCTATACCCATCTAATAGTTCGTCTTGGGTCACTTCTACTTCCTTGCCGTTTACTTTTACGGTGAAAGTTCGTTCCTCGACTTCCTCTTGTTGAGTATCATCAGATATATCTTCAGCAGTTAATTCATTTGAATCTTCTACTTCTGTGTCAACTGATTCGGCAACTTCCATTGCCTGTTCAGAAACATCTTCCTGAGTTTCTGTTACTTCTTGAGATTCTTGGATTTGCTCCTTTGGAGTTTCCATTAATCCTAGAAGTGCTTCTTGTGCTGACCTTACGTCAGTCACTGGAATTCCTTTATGTGTACTTTCTTTTGTTATGTTATCATCTGACATTTTTAAGTTCCTCAATTAATTTTAATAAATGTTTATTTAGTTTTGATATAACTGTTTCAGGGTCATATCCTGCTGCATTACAAACAAATACAAAATCTTTATTATTTTTGTTAAACCAACTTCTTGCATCGTCTCTATATCTAAGTAAGTTTCTTTTTTCTCTTGCTTGATTATGAGTTATTTGCTTATATTGGTTATCAACGTATCCGTAGTTTTTTCTACCTCTACGATAAATAAAAAAGTCTTGTTTCTGAATTAAACAATCTTCTACTCCTTGTAATAAAATTGCAGAATAAAGACGTTTGATATTTTCATCAGGAATGTTTTCCTTTAGTTTTGTCATTTCTCTTTATTTCTTTCTTCCTCTAATATTTGACCATTTTCTATGGTTTGTACTAAAGTATTTTTTATTTCAAGGATTGCTCTTTGTTTATGGTAAAGAGACTCTCTTGCTTCAGTATCTTTAATTTCTGTAGATATCCATTGTTGATATCCATTATTAAGTACACTGTTAAATGCAGCTACCATTTGAGGATTCTCAAGTAATAACTTTGCGTCTTGTCCTGCTTTAATAGCAGCTTCTTTTTTGTCTTCCATTTATATTTTCCTGTAATGCTATCCATACGCACAGGTCTAGGTCCTCAAACCATTTTGAGTCTATCTGTTTGTGTGGGTCTAGTTAATTACTGTTGGAGTGTTTTTTCTAAATATTCCTGACTAAAATGGTCAGGAACTTTCTTTGTGCCTTTGAGAAACTTACGTATAATA